CACAACTGGTATTGGTTTATCAATTAGTTTGAGTGTTGGATATGTTGGAATTGGATCAACTTATTTTGGAGTAGATGATTTTGAAATTTCTAGAAATGGTTATTCTTTCCAAAGAGGAGATGTATTTAAACCAGTTGGATTAGTTACAGATTCCAGATTAGCATCTCCTATTAATGAGTTTGAATTGACAGTTTTGGAGACATACTCAGACAAATTTGCCGCTTGGGAATTTGGAGAATTGGACTTTATTGATTCTATCTCAGATCTTCAAGATGGTGTTAAAAAGACATTCCCATTATTCTACAATGGCGAACTTCTTAGTTTTGAACAAGAATCAGATTCTAGAATCAACTTACAAAATTGTTTATTAATTTTTATAAATGGTGTTCTTCAAGAACCAGGAGTCAATTACACATTTGGTGGAGGAACTTCGTTCATATTTACCACTGCCCCCAAACCAGATGATAAGGTTTCAATCTATTTTTACAAAGGAACTTCTGCAGATGTTAGTGTAATCACAAACATTAATGAAACCATAAAGAAAGGTGATATTGTTCAAGTTCCAAAATTCAATGGCGCTCCAGATTTACTATCACAAGAAAAGAGAACTGTTACTGATCTATCATTCTCCGATAAATTTGAAACGAACTTGTATTCAGGACCTGGGGTTGATGAAATTACTGATAGACCATTGAGTTGGATAAAACAAAAAGTTGATAAAAATATCAATGGTGAGATTGTTTCTAAGGCAAGAGATTCTATCGAACCACTGATTTTCCCAACTGCAAATATTATTGATGACGTATCTACAACTGATACTCAAATATTCGTTGATAGTGTTGAATTATTTAAGTATGAAGATCCTGATTTAAGTTCTTTTGATGCGTTGATAGTTGGTAGCGCATCAACCGTCGCAATATCTACACTAACTGGAAATGACTCGATTGAACTTGTAAAGAACTTCACAACTATTCAAGGTGATATTGGATCCGTTGTAGGAATTGCATCTACATCTTCACCAAACCTTGCCATAGAATTTACATTGGATGATTTAACAACTTCTCAATTGCAGGTTGGATATCCAATTTACATTTTCGATACATTAGTTGGTTCTGGAATTACATCTATCAATTCTTCTGATAGCGAAGTTATTGGTATTGGAACAACACACATTAATAATGTTTATTATGTTGAGGCACTGAATAATGCCACTGGTATTATAACTTGTCGCGTCCATTCCACATCAAACCTTGTTGGAATAAACACTACAGGAACTACAAATTATCCAGTTGGTAGATATTCTTGGGGTAGATTATCAAATACATCAGGATTAGTAAGGTCTTCTAATCCAATTTCTATTGGAGTGACTGGAAACATCGTATCAGGTCTTTCAACATATCCAATTATTCAAAGAAGAAACGTTGGAATAAGGTTTACTGGCGCTCTCCCCAAACTGTTATAAATATCTAAAAAACTATGTTAATATGGCTGCTGTCGTAACAGATCAATTTAGAATACTGAATGCGAGTAACTTTATAGATTCTGTATTAGATGATAATAATTCATACTACGTTTTCTTAGGTCTGCCAAATTCATCCGCTGTTGGATTTGGTAGAACTTCTGATTGGAGCTCCGCTACTAGTGGACCACCAAGTCCAACAGACAATTTCCAATATTTAACTCACTATAGGGATACTGGAATATTTGGAAAAAGAGTTACTAGTGAAAATATTAGAAGAGTAATAAGAAAGGTTCAGTGGACATCAAACACTGCCTATGACATGTATAGGCATGATTATAGTTCCTCTAATACAACTCCAAACTCTGGAACCAGTAGATTATATGATTCAAACTATTATGTAATTAACAGTGATTATAGAGTTTATATTTGTATTGATAATGGTTCTTCCGGAACCAATCTGAAGGGTGGTAGATCAAAATTTGAACCTACAGAAACAGATACACAAGTTTTACCAAATGCTGGAGATGGATATAGATGGAAATACTTATTCTCCATTTCTCCAAGTGATGTAATAAAATTTGATTCTACGGAATATATTGTTTTGCCAAATAATTGGGCAACATCTTCTGATTCTCAAACGGTTAGAGATGCAGGAGACTCTGACACAAATAATAATCAGATTAAAAAAGTTTATATCAAAAATGCTGGATTAGGATACACAGCGTCCACATATGATATTTTAGGTGACGGTACGGGAGGAAAAGTTGCTATAGAGGTAGATGATAGCGGTGCTATTATCTCCACAGAGGTTACAACTGGTGGAAAAGAATATACATTTGGTATTGTTGATCTAGAAAGAACTGGAACTATATCAAGTCCAGCAAACCTTATTCCAATTATCCCACCATCTAAGGGACATGGATATGACATTTATACTGAACTAGGTGCTGATAGAGTTTTAATCTATGCAAGATTTGACGATTCTACTAAAGATTTTCCAGTAGATACAAAATTTGCTCAAGTTGGAATTGTTAAAAATCCAAAAGAATATTCTTCTGGTGTAACTACATTTACAGGTTCTACTTATTCGTCTTCATATGCATTAAAACTTGATAATTCATATACAGGAACACCAACAGTAGGAGAAAAAGTTACTCAAACTCAAACTAGCGTTGGAGGAACAACATATACTGCAAAAGGGTGGGTTGCATCATATGATAGTAGTACTAAAGTATTAAAATATTTTCAAGATAGATCTTTGTTCTTAACAGATGGTATTAATCAGGAAGATAGAATAACAATTGGTGTAGATTCTAAAGTTGTTGAGTTTAATAATACTGATGGCATCTCATTTACATCTGCAACTTCTACAACAGTAGCATCTGGATTTACTGGAAGCTCTGAAAACGGTGTTAGTTTGGGCGTCAATTTTACTGGTGGACTTGCAAATCCAGAGATAAATAAAAAGACGGGGGACATTATCTACATTGATAACAGACCCGAGGTTGAAAGAAATCTTAGGCAAAAAGAAGACGTTAAAATCATTCTGGAATTCTAAAAAAGATGGCACAAAAAACAGACTTAAATATCAACCCATACTATGATGATTTTGATTCGGGTAAAAACTTTTATAAAGTCTTATTTAAGCCAGGATTTCCAGTTCAGGCACGAGAACTGACCACTTTACAATCAATATTACAAAATCAGATTGAATCTTTTGGTAGTTATACCTTCAAAGATGGAACTGTAGTAGTTCCAGGTAATATATCGTATGATGGTCAATTTTATGCAGTTAAGTTGAACTCAACAGAGTTTGGTGTTGACATATCTTTATATCTCAATAGTTTTATTGGTAAAAAAATTACTGGTCAAACTTCTGGAACAACTGCAACTATACAATATGTTGAATTTGCAAATAATTCCAATATTGAAAATCCAACAATTTATGTAAAATATGTAGATTCCAATAACAATTTTGTTTTTGATCAATTTGAAGATGGAGAATTATTGTATGCTGATGAAAACGTAGTTTATGGAAACACAACTATTAGTGCAGAAACTCCATTTGCATCTCTTATTAGTTTAAATGCAACTTCTATCGGATCGGCAGCATCAATTGGAGAAGGTGTATATTTTATTAGAGGATATTTTGCAAGTGTTTCAAAACAAACATTAATTTTAGACAATTATACAAATACACCATCCTATAGAGTTGGTTTAACAATTAGTGAACTTCTCGTAAATGCTAAGGATGATTCTTCACTCTATGATAATGCAAAAGGATTTACAAATTATTCGGCACCTGGTGCAGACAGATTAAAAATTAATTTAACACTTTCTAAGAAATTACTTACCGATACTAACGATACAGATTTTGTAGAACTTCTTAGAGTAGAAGATGGTAAGATAAAGAAAATTGAAAATAAAACCCAACTCAACAGACTTGGAGACTATATTGCAGAAAGAACATATGAAGAGTCTGGTCATTATGCATTAGACAATTTTAAAGTATCTTTGCACAATTCACTCAATGACAAGTTGGGTAATGATGGATTGTTCTTTGACAATCAATCTACAGATCAACTTAACACACCTTCCGATGATCTTATGTGTGTAAAAGTTTCTCCTGGAGAAGCTTATGTCGGT